ATGTTAAGATAGGCTCAATAGTTGCAAACTGCGGAACGCTCACTTGATACTGGATATTATTTAATGCAGTAATAGTAGCATTTGCAATAAGAGTATTAGATGCAATTAGTGAAGTATTGCTAGGATTGCTTACTCTATAGAAGTTAATTAGGTTGCCAGAAGCAAAGCGACCGTTTATAGAGCTGTCGAGGTAGATCGTACCGTTTGCTTGCTCTACGTAGATGACTCTTCCAAACGCTGCAGTCGCAGAAGTGTTTGGCGTACCTGTAGAGTTGTTTGCAGTATAGACTACGTCACCGATCTCTACTGAAGTAGACGAGTTAGCAGTTACGAAACCAGACGTGGTAATGTACTCGTCGTTCTGATTGTTGAAGTATGCGTAGAAGTCACCAATGCTGAACTTAGCGCGGTATAGATTAAACTTAATCTCTTCTTTCTGGATAGGAGTCCATCCAGACATGTTAGAAGATATGAACATTACGCCGGTATATGGGTTGGAGTAGATGTTCTGTCCAGTTAGTACGTCAATTCCCCCAGTCTCTGCTGTCCAGATATTCCATTCTGGAGAGTTTCCGTCTGGAGCTATGATGAATGCGTACTCTTTATTAGAAGTTGCAAGCAGTGGCTGGTCAAGAACGATCTGAGTCTCAACCGATGCGTCTTCACTGGTAGTTACTGATGAAGAGAGAATTCTTCCCTGCGCTACTATCTTGCTCTTGTCTGGCTGACCCAGCCCAGTCTCACTAATGAAGACGGTAATTCCGTTATTAGCTGAGGTATCTTTTGACTCGAAGAATAGGCCGATCTTGGTAATGAATATTCCCGTCTCGCCAGTAGAAGGTCCAGTAGCAGTCCAAGTCTGAGCGATTGGGTCCGTCTCGCCGCCTCGGGGCCCCGAAGGGGCGAGAGGGTTAGCAGAAAAAGAAGTAGACACTGCTGATGAAGTCGATACAAGAGTCTGACTCTGAGTACTTGAGTTGAATGATATTACTGGCTGAGTATAGTTCAGTGTAGCTGACTGCTTGGTAACTGAAAGGTTAGAAGCACTGTACGTAGCAGTAGAGCTGGTAATGATAGCATTTGCACCAGTAGTAAGGTTGCTTACGTTACACAGCTTGAATACGCGATCTCCAACCCTAAACATGTTTGCAGGGATGTTGAATATTCCGAATACCTGACCGTCTTTGTCAGACACCAGTTGATCGCCAAAGTTACCCTGCTTAATTACAACGTCTGCTTCTTTACCAGCAGAAGGATTAGTTACTCCAGAAATTATTCCAGGGGCGCAGTACGCGCTGACTGGAATAGAATCAAAGAATGCATACACTTTAGTATTAGGCTTAAGGTTGTGAGCTACGAATGCTACCTGTCTGCTTCTTATATAGGGGCTAATAGAGAAGTCGGTTACGTAGTTTCCAAAGTTATAGCTAGTAGTATTACTTCCAACCGATAGAGTATCAACAGTTCTCTGCTGAGTAGTCTGGGTTTGAAAATTGGTAGTCGTAGTATTGAGTGTGCCGCCGCTGATAGCAGTTCCACCGGTGCTAGTACCAGTAGAAGAAGTAGAGCTTCCAGTAGTTCTCCAATCACCAAATGTCGTACCAAATGGGCTGTTTGCAAATTGATTCCATGGAGTAGAAGTATCGATGTTAACTACTACGTTAGCACCCTGCTGATCATCTCTGTAGTAGTCAAATGCCGGATACAGGTTGAGGTTGCCGTTCCACTGCCATACAGACTCAGTCGGGTTTCTATACTTAGTAGCAAAAGGCTGTACGATATATGCTAGGTGAGTGTAAGGTGCAGTAACAGCTGACCCGGTCTGTTGAGTCGTAGAGTTAACAGCATCATATAAGAAGTCGTTAGGCTGAGTAGTAAAATACGGACGAGCATAGCCATTTTGAGAGTCGATTGAGATCCTGTACTCAATGTCTTGAACGTTGCCGTTTGTATGGTCATTGAACGGATCTGCAAAGATGCCGTTCTTGAACCTGTTGAGCGCGGAGTTTGCTGCTGATGGTATGTTGTAGTTAGTAGCCCGCTGCTCTAGCGAATTCAGAGTAACGTAGTATTCGAGTCTTTTGATACGAGAATCAAAGCTGCCGATATCACGCATAGTGTAGCGATTGTTAGTCTTAATTGACATTTGTTGTATAATGTCTTTTCTAGCATACTTCTCACCTTCTTTGATAGTAAGTGAAGGATACGGTGGGACGTATACCTGAGCGATCGACATAGTGTCGTTCTCGATTAGTGGAGGAACTGGATTGACAGAAGGAACACCGCTCTTTACGAGCATGTTTCCTTGCTTGTTCATTACAACTGCATCGTATCTTCCAAGGTAGTACTCAACGTCAGCGTAGATATTTGAGTTTGGCTCTGCCATATATTCAATGGTAGACGTGATGTTGAATGAGCTATTTGAGACTGATGGATTGATCGTAGCAGACCCGATGACGCTGGTCACGGTGGCAGTGTTGTACTTCTGTGGACGGAAGTCAAGGGCGTTTCTTAGATCAATAGGGCCAGAAGTAGACTGGAACAGTGAGATCTGTGCGGTCTGTATAGCAGTGGTGTTAGCAGTATTTGCATCATCGATTGGATATGAGTCGATCGAGAAGTATCCAACACCTGCAGCAGAGTTAGCAGTAAAGTGATCAAGCTCGATGAGGATCTTAGAAGAACCAGTGATGTTTCCGGAATATGGTGGCTTTACGTAAAGCTTAGCATGGTCATAGAAGTCATCTCTCTGTCCATTATCCAGTACAAACCAGTCCTTTACCTGTGGATTAGTATTAGCATACGTGGTACCAAGATAGATGTTTCTTATATTATAGACATCTATTAGGCCTAGGTCCCATGGTCCAGTAACGTATGAGGCATTAGCAGAGCAGTTGATCTTTACGAAAGTACTCTGGTTGACTACTTTTCTAGCACCAGTAGAAGTTGACTTGGTTACTGGATATGAGCCGTTGACAGTAAAGTTAGCGGTATCAAATGCTACGCCTGCATTAGCAGTAAAGCTAAGTGCGCCAGAAGAAACGTTTACCGCTGCCAGCTTAAAGATATGACCTTCTGGGTAGTAGTGCTGAATAGCATATGATGCGTATGTAGCACCAGGTATCTGAGTAAGTACTATAGAAGTGCTGTTAGTGATAGCATTGACGTTGTATACCACCGATGTTGAAGAGTTAGATACTCGTATATCTTCGCCTACAGTAAGCTGAGTAGTAAATGACGTACCGGTACCAGTAGCAATATTATTTCCGGAAGTAACGCTTACGGTTCCTGAAAGATTAGCAGAGTATACTGCTGAGTTTGTACTTACAGTGAATTGATTAAGGATAGCATCTGCATTGTAGTTGCCTGCGCTTATTGCTAGCTTTTCATTTCCACCTGGAGCAGCAGTGTTCAGGCTAAACGTAGCGACGCCTGTGTTCGACATAGTAACGGAACTTATCTGTCTATAAGTAAACGCAGTCTCAGAAGAAGAAGCACCGTTTACTACAAGCGTCTTAGTGGCTGCATACCCGAGAGGAAATACTGGGGCTGAATATGTAGATCCGTTGAGTACTGCCACGCCGCCTTGAAGTACTATGTCAGCTCTGCAGTATCCTGCCGTGGAGCTTCCAACAAAAGACCTAGCACTCGCAAAGCTCTTTCCAGTATTCATTACGATGTTGTAGATATACAGCGCATACTGGGTGCTATACAGACCTTTTGTTCCAGAATAGTATTCAAAACCGCGGACGTTAGCATACCCGATGATATTTCCAGTAGCGGCCGAGCTAGCGTTTTCTCTGTCAGTCAGTGAAGTCTGCGCAGCATCATAGATAGCGACAGTAGCCAATGTAGCATCGTTAAAGATTCCCATTGCCTGATTGACTACGACATAGCTACCATAGTTTGCAGTAACACTTACCTGAAGCTCGATGTTTGTATTTGATGCCCTCGGTGCAGATACTGAAACTGCACCCGTCTTCTGTACTTCATAGCCCTTGACAAAAGCAGTACCAGTAGATACTTCATAGTAAAAGCTCTGACCATTTGCGGAGTCGGCATAGGAGTCTACTGTGAATGGATTTACTACAAAGTCGCCATTTGTTTCATACTCGCGCCGGGCCATTTCTTTATTGATAGTATTATACTGAGTAGTTTGTTTTAGTCTAACTAAATTTCCATTATTCCAGTCAGCAATAGATAA